CCACAATAACATTTTTGTTTAATTTCACCATAAGTAGCTTTCATAGCAAAACCAAATGTATCTCTTGTATTATATTGATAAGTAAAACTACCAATACCTAATACAATATTAGTACTAGCAAATCCTTTAGCTTTAAGTCTTTCACAAATCTCAGTAGCTCTATCCATAGTAATAGAATCACCATAGATTGCTCCAATATGAGAATCTAATACTTTATAGCCCTGTTCATTAATAGTACCTCCAAAGATGTCCCAAAGAAGTTCTATTACGCCTTTGTTAATTGACTCATTCCATTTAACTTCTTCATACATTTCAAGAGGAACTTTATGATAACCATCTTTACCGTATTTAAAGTATCTACCTCTAAATTCTAATAAATCTGGGTTTTTTCCTTCCGTAATTCCCCAAATAGGATTATCATACCATGAGTTAAAATCTCTCAATTCATAACCAAGTGCATCTTCAAAAGATTTATCTTTCATTTCTAAGTGCATTATAGAAGAAGAGGTACCGCAAATAATATCTACAGGATTACCAGAATCAGGACGTATAACAAGTTTACCATCTCTAGCTAAGATTCTATCTTTAAGTTTAGGTAAATGTTCAGTACAAACCTTCCATAAATCCCAAGTATCAGATACTACAGACAATATACCAGTAGGATATAAATCTAATAGTCTTTCAAATGTAGCTATTTCAGACTCTTTAGTACCCATACACATAACAGAATGTTCAGTAGCAGGTACACTTGCACCAATAAGACCTTTAGCCATATAAGAAGATTCAAGTTGGTAAATAGCTGGGATAGTATCTGTTCCTGTAAAGCTAAGTAAATGACCCATACCAGATAAAATACTAGATTCAACACTAGACATACCACGCATACTAAAGTCATGTCCCTGCCATTGTACACCTTCAGTACTTCCTGTAGTTTCAAGTGCATATTTGTTAAGTATTTTCTTGTATTCATAAGCAATTGTTGCTGATGTTATAGGTTGCCATAACATACAGCTAATTAATGTTTCTAAATAGTTTACTAACCATCCAAAATCTGGATGAGTGTTTGTGATTGTGAGCATTGGTACTCCAATAGGACATAACGTACCTTCATCTAAAGCTTTAATTTCAATAGGTAAATAACCTAAATCCCATAACGCTTCAATGTGAGTTATATCTACATTACAATGTCTTTTGTATTCAGATATGATAGATTCTTTGAGAGATTTATCCCAAGATTCAGTTCTATCTGAAATTCTAAAAAACTGCTCATTAAATTGTTTAATAATATATTCCAACACAAAATGTTGAATACCAAATACAACTACTTTATCTACACCTTGCATACGTGATTTACGTGGTGTAAAGTTAGAATATAATTTGGTCATACCTTCCGGGTACATTCTTGTATGATGAATTTTGTAGCTATCTACTAATAATAATGGATTCATGTTTAATATACGTTAAGTTGTTTTACAAAGTCCTGTGTATCAGGATTTAATTGTTTATAGGAATTTGTGGTATAAATACCATCAAAATATTGTTGTAATTCACCTAATCCTTTAGAGAATATACCATGTGTTACTATGAGATATATTTTGCCTGTAACAAACTGATTTTTTAACTGTTTAGCAATATTAATAAATGTTGCCCCACCATCACAAATATCATCAATTATGATATAATCTTTAGTTCTATTTTCAATAATAGTACCTGATAATTTATTAGTTTCTAATGGTACAACAGTTTTAGTTAACTTACCATTAATATCTCTATCCTTACTACAAGTAATAATATCTCCTTTATAACCTATTTGTTCAGCCAGTTTATAGATTTTTTTACTTGCTCCTGCATCTGATGATACTAGAATATATTTAGAATGTAATTCTTCTTTTGACATTCTTTCATATATATTAAATTGAGCAAATTGTAAAATTCCTAAATTATCTAATTTTCTAAATCTATTAATACAAGCTTCTAATACATCGCTATGAGGATCAATACAAGTAACTGATTTAAATTTAAGACTATTAATAATAGGACAAATAACATCTCTTAAATAATTAGGAGAATATACTTCAAAAGCTCTATCACTTCTAGAACCTAAAATATAAGGTACATATAAATGCATAGGTACAAATATACCCCATGTATTCAATGCTTTTACAGTACAAATAATAAGTTCTAAATCTAAGAAATTATTTAATCTTGATTTAATTGTTATTTCTTTTATATTTTCATAATCTAATGTTTTTTCATCAATAACTATTGATTGTTGTCCATCAGGAAATTTAATTTTTTGATATTTTATATCAGACTTATCAAGGTCTACCAAGTTTAGTGTTTTCATTGTTTATTTATAGTTTATAATTGTTTATTTCCCAGTGGAACCATATCCACCAGAACCTCTTTCAGTTTCATCTAATTCTTCTACTTCTTCAAATGTAACTTGTTCAATTGGTATAACCATCATTTGACAGCATCTTTCACCAGTATTATACATAGTAGTACCTCTAATCCATTTAAACCTAGCCGCAACACTACCTCTGTAATCCATTTTGTTAACCTATAGGCTCTTTATCCCATAGTTCTATAGTTTCACATCGTTATATCTATAGTTCAGACTATATCATCGTTTCACAACGTCGGATGTTCGTGGATATATTATATTCTATAAATAAAAAAAGAGCTATTATTTAGCTCTTAAATTTATAGTTTCAATATCTAGTCGTTGAACCCGCATTACTCATTTAAAGTAATGATAGGCTGCTGATTATCTTCTTCAAGACTTTCCAGCAATTTATCCGATTTAAAGACTCCAATTTGTTCTTTAAGATTTAAAGGTAATAATCTTAAAGCTTTTTGTTTATCATTAGACCATTCACATAAATTTTCTAATGATATTTTATTATTCATATAAGCCCATAATGTAGCATTTCCAAATTGTGCATGTAACCATTTATGATCTGAAATAGATAATAATACTAAATTTTCAGAATTATTATTAAGATGATTACAATCTCTGTGATGTATATGATGTTCTTTAGGTATTGAAGATATTCCTAATATTTCATAAGCTATTACATGATGTAATTTTTTATTACCATACTTTTCAGAATTAATCAATCTATAACCATCATCGTCATACATTCTATTTCTAAAGTTAGGATTATTAGAGCCTAAATTACTTTTAGATCTATATTCACCCATACATTTCATTGAACAGAAATTTGTTTTAGTTTTATGTGATTCTTTTTTATGAAAATCTTTTTCACAATTATCACATTTACAATTTGGTTTTGCTGTATTATAAATACCTAAACATTTAAAACTACAACATTTTGCTACTTTAGCTTGTTTACCATTTCTAGTAAACTCTTCGTTACATATTACACAATTTAATTTCATTCTTTATATTTTTAATATACAAAGATAGTTATTTATTATGTAATATCCTAGAAATTAATGAATTATTTTATTTAGTTCAGAGTCTATAATACCTACAGAATTGCTTAAAATCATTCCTGTCTTACTTATAGAGCTTCTAGGATATAATAATCCTACATGTCCTTTAGGTATTGAAAAAGCTAATCCAGTATCATACTCAACATAACCATGTCCATCTTCATCTACAATTTTACAACTGATAGATGTTAAATCAAAACACGCAGCTCCTTTAGAACCATAAATAGGAATTACTGCTTCTGGTACTAATTTTTTAATTTTTATATTCATTTCAAATGTCTTTAAAAAGGGTGAGGTTTATTCCCCACCCTTAGTTTATTACTTAGTTGTACTTGATGTAACCATAGTTAAGTATCGTTTTGCATCTTTACGTAACTTGAAAGTTCCATCAATCTTTTGTCCATTGATTGTTTTACGTACTCTATAATTACCAGAAGGTAATTTTTGAATACCATTAGTTGTTTTGTACTTTGTCATTCCTGTGTTGTTTGTTGTGTTTTTCATTTGTTTTACTTTTGTTGTTTGTTGTTTTTATTATTCTACAAATCCTCTAACATTAATAGTATATAGAACCATATGACTACCATTTGTAGAGGTATAAGGAGTTTCACTTATAATTTCACCTTTATTAAATACTTCTCTAACAAAATATGTTAATGTACTTTTAATATCAATAAATAGTAAATTTTTACTATAAACTGATCTACGCATAGCTGTTATTACAGGTCTATAATCAATTTTAAAAGGTTTAGTTTTATGTACTAGTTTAGCTTGATATTCTAACCATTTTAAATTTTGAAAATAAGCTGCACTAAATAATTGACAACTACCTGTAGGAGCATCATAAATATATACATAATTTTTACTACCACTTAAATCACCAGGTATACTAAAATATATAATTCTTATATTATTATTTGTACTAGTTGTAATAACAGGTTTAATAATTAATGTTTCTTCTACTACTTTTCTAGGTCTACCTGGACCTCTTTTAACAGGAGTTTCAGCTGTAATTATTTGTTTTTTAGGAACTCTTTTAACTGCTACTTTCTTAACAGGTGCTTTTTTAGATTTTGTCGTCATGATAATTAATTTTACCGTCTTTATTATGTTCTTCTAACCATCTTTGTAATGGTATTGTTTTTACTAAAAACATAGTCATAGCACTACCTCTAGTAGAATTATAATTATGTTCAATAGTAATATAACCATTAAAAATTTCTTTAAATCTTACCATTGTTTTAGTATCAGTACAAATATTAACAAGTAATTGATTTTTCCATATTGATTGAAAACATCTAGCTAATATTTCAATATCTAAATCAGGTTCTGCACTTGGTAAAAAGTTATTAATAGCTGATATACTAAATGTTTGACAATCACCAGTAGGTGAAAGATGTACATATGATGATAAAAATACATTATTCTTTTTAATTTTAAAATAATGTGATTGACCATCAGGTTGCTTTTGTCTATGCACCATAACAGTTGATTTTGGTATAACTGTTTCTTGAACAGCTACTTTTGATTCTAAAACTTCTGTACTCATAGTTTATCGTGTAATATTGTTTAAATAAAATTGATATTGTTTACCAAACTCATCATTTTGAGCTTGATTTGATACTATATTAGCAATATTCTCTGAATAATACCATACACGTTTATTAATTGTATAACAATAAGACGTTCTATATCCTCTTGTAATAATTGTTGGAATAATATTATACAATAGGTTTAACACTTCATTTAGTGTACAATTAGGATAGTAATACTTACAAATCATGTAAATATCTCCTAATGATCGACGCTTATTTGGAGCAGTTTGTACTGCACTATCATCAACATAAATAGTGTTTTTTTCTAAATTCCATTCTTGAAAGAATCTAATTAAAAACTCTTGTAATGATTCTCTACGTCTACGTAATAAACCTTGAATTCTAATAGCTCTAGGATTATTTCTATTAATAGTAGCTTCAACTTCAGCAAATGGTGTAGTTGTTGTAGCATTATTTCCAGCAGCTATTTCAGCATTTGTTGGTCTACCTCTACGTGGTGTAGTTTGATTATTTTGAATAGGTGTAATTACTACAGGTTCTACAAATTTAGCAGCATTTACTAATCTAATAGATTGTGTAATATCTGTAAATAAAATTACTTCAGAATTTATAATTTTAATACGAGTAATAGGTGCTCTAGGTGTAGATAACACATCTAATAATGCAAAAGTAACATTACCTTCAGTACGTAATACTGAATGAATTACAAAATTACCATCACAGATAAAATCATGTAATCTTTTTACTTCAGTACCATTTACATAACCAACTGAGTTAGTACCATTTTCAACTCTTCTAAAAATAGCTTGGTCATTTATTCTTTTAAAACTTGTTATAATATAAGGTTGCATTGTTTATTATTTTTATTGTTTTTATTTAGTTTAATTATTATTACTCATCCAGATTTTAATTGTATTACCTGAACCACTATTTTTAAATGTTTTAACCAATGTCCAATTAACACATTTAGCTAATACTTCAGCTAATCTAGCAGATGGTCCAGTATTAATAGTATTAATCATTAATGTTTTACCTGTTTTACAAATAGCTAATGCATTAAAGAATTTAATTTCATCTTTAAATGTGTTAAAACTAATACTCCCTAATTCAAATATACCACAACAATTTGGTAATTTATTAATTTCACAATCAAATACTGTAGAACGATTTAAATCTAAATTTAACATTTCATCACTATCAACATAATCATTTAATAGTTCAATCATATCATCAATATTACCATCTTCACCATTAAGATTATATTTATCAGATTTAACTGTTTCAATTTTCTTTGTAGTAGTTTTTACAAGTGTTACTACATTACCTCTTTTTACTGTTGGTCTTTTTGCTGTTGTACTCATTTTTATTTATTTTTATATAATTCAGGTAATTCACCTGGTTGTTTAATTCTTACTTCGTTAATATGTTCAAAATCCTGGTCTTCATATGAAATCAAAACACCAGCAATATACCAAGAATTATCTTGATAATGTCCAACTTGATGTTTAATTTCATTTGGATGTTTAACCCAATAATATCCTTCTTGTCTATCCATTTTTAAGTTTTAAAAAGTATATATTTAAACCATTTTATTTTATACTAATCCTGCTGAACTTATCCGAGTTTCTACAAATTAATGTATTCAAGGGTACAGGATTAAAGAGTTACTACAGATATAGTTGTAAAAATTTAAATTATTAACTATTATTTTTAATTGTTAGTATTTAACCTATTCTATAGTAACTCTTGTTTGTTTAATTAATCTCTAATTGTAATTCATCTGTGCACATATATTGACAATTTGATACATCATGATTTTTAGAATCTATGAAATCTTCAATATCTTCTAAATCATAAGAATAGTGATAAATGTAAGTTTTACCTACATTAAAATCTAAAACTGTAACATATGGCATATTATAATTGCATTAATTTAACAATTGGTGTAGTACCTTTATTCTTCATTTTCTTTCATATATTTTAAAGCATTTTCTAATATTTCAATATTATCTTTAAATTTTCCTAATCCTAAATTACAAGAATTACATAATAATCCTCTAACTTTTCCAGTTAAATGATTATGATCAACTGCAAGACTTCTATCCAAATTATTTTCAGGAGTTTTACATATGGCACAAGAATTACTTTGTTTTAATTTTAAAAACTCCCAATCTGAATAAGATAGATTAAAAAAATATTTAAGTTTATAAGTTTTAAGTTTTATTGGACTTTTAATATATTTTTTCCATCTATCTTTATTACAAATTTTACAAATAGAAGAATATTTTCTTAATCTTCTATCTCCAACTTTTTTTGGATATTCTGAATTCTTTTTTGAAATATTACACATTGTACAAACATATAAATATTCTGGATCATTTTTGTCTATTTTCATATAGAAGTTATTTTTACAAAAATACAACTTCTTTTTAACATATACAAATTCATCTATTAAAGATTCATAAGCTTTACTATGGGCGTTTGTCCACGGTCGAGAATTAAACCACAACTAATAATTGGTTTCTTAGCAAATGGTTTACCATAATCAAATGCATATGCATCACGATCTGCTCCCCAACCTACTTGTAAACCAAATATAGCATCCTTTTCACTAACAGACCATTGTACTGATGTTTCAGCATGGAAATGTCCTTGACAAGTTGATATTCTAGATTGTTGTGCTACTTTAAAAGCATTACCAACATTACCATGTTTATATAAAACATTATCTTTCAAATGTTCTAATTTAAACTCCCATGTTTTAGGTGCTCCAATAACATCACCAAATCCTTTAATGAATTCTTTGGATAATCCAATAGTACGAGCTTTACGTTGTATGAGTAAATCATGATTACCCATTAAACTAATAGCATTAGGGAAAGCCTTGAACCAAGGTTTTAACTGTTCTCTAGCTGCTTGTAATTCATGTCCTACACTCATACCATCTGGATCATGTTCATGATAAGACCATGCATGTCCATCTACAATATCACCTGCAAATATAACTGTACCACAATCATATTTATGTTGCATTTCTTTACAAAATTCTAATACACCTTTTCTAATAAAGGGTGCATGTAAATCTGGTATAAAAATAACATTATCAGGATTATACTTTTTAACTGTATTTAAAGGACGCATTGCTGGTCTTGGTGTTGTTGTATCAATTTTAGTTTTAAGTTGCTTAGAATCAATCCTAGCTTGTTTTAAAGCTATATCAATATCATTATTTGATACAGTATTGTCAATCTTGTTTTTATAATAGTTATAAAATGAAATTTTACCTTTTTTTAAAAATCCAGGTTTATTTAATAACCAATTATATATTTTTGTTTGATTTCTTGTCATTAATTTGTCTTTATTTACTAATTTCTCTTAAGAATACTAAGCAACATTGAGCATGATCTAAATGTGGTAAACCACTTTCTTCATCTAATGCTAAACCTTTATTACCACTATCAATATGCTCTTTTTGAGCATTTAAGTGTCTAATTAGTGCTGCATAATATCTATTCTCACCATCAGGAACTGATTTCCAACCATTTGGTGCATACTTATTGGCTCCAAATGTTAATACATCTGCACAACCTTTATAAGCATCTAATGGGTACAAATCATATCTTGTCTTACCATTATCAAATTTTAAACCTGCTTTACTTTTAGCTATTTCTAATCTTTCCTTAGCTACAGCAATTTCAGTTTCCTTATCATGTGAAGCACAAGGAGAGGTTTTATCCCCATCCTTGTATTCTTCAGCAGTAGCAGGTCTATTTAATTTATTAAAATCAAATTGTACTCCTATTTTTGTCATTATTTATTATTTAATTGGACAACTTCCATTATCACAATCTTGTATATCAAAATCAGATTCTGATACACTTACAGATGTAATAGGTTTTGTATTTTTGATCATTTCATCATATTCTTCTTTTGTAATAGTTTCATATGGTGCTTGTTTGAAACCATGTCCATGATACAATAAGAATGATAATGTCTTAAAATTATGTTTATAATACTCTTTCAAGTATTCTTTTATATTTTCTAAATCTTCTTTTTTATAATAAACTGTACAACTTACAGAATTATCTGACCATTCTGATTGTAACCATTTAATCATTTCTAATTGATCTTTCCAACTGTATTCAGCAGCAATAGGAGTACCTTCAGGTACACTACATGGAAAAGATACAACCATAGTTGATTTATCTTCAGAACCATCAAAATTAAACAAAGGTTCAATATGATAACCATGAGATTTACATACTTGTAGTAAAGGAGAATTACTTGCAATTCTAATTCTACGTATATAGTATGGTCCAGCTGGATTAGGATGTATTCCAGGTGTTACTCCTGGTAATAAACTTAATGTTCCAGATGGTTTACATGTTGTAAGTTTTATACTTTCAGGAAATCCCATTTGTTTAGAATATTCCTTATCATATGCTCTTAAATAAATATAAGCATCTTTTAACCAACTTCTCTGTTCATCATTTGCTTGTAGAATACCTGTCATACCAATACCCATTCTCATGTTAGTATTAACTATTTTTTCAGTTTCTTTTAAACTACATTTTAATGATAAACTATGTTTATTAACTCTATATGTTAATCTTAAAATATCTAATAATTCTTTATATGATGTTATATTAGGTAAATATACTTCACTTAAACAACATGTTTCAAAATTATTTAATGATTGTTCTGCACAAGGATTGAATATAACTACGTTTGGATCAGGATATTTTGTTTCACCTGTTCTTCCAATTTTTCTAGATAATTCTAAATTTATTAATCCATATGGTTCACCTTCATTATAAGTATCCCAAAATTCTTTAGGTAATTCTGAAATATCATTACAAGCAACTGAATTATTACTCATAGATCTCCAGTTAGGAATATTACCTAAATCCCATCTTTTAGCTTTTAAAAAGTCTAAATCATCATAGTCACCTACAGCAATTTGTGCAGATCTACGAACATTTCCAGATACAACAATGTATCCAATAATATTCATTATATCTAAACAATCTATAGGTCTTAATTTTAAACCAGATCTTGAATTAAGTATTGTAGATATTTGATCAATACCCCAACATAATTCTTCTGGTCCACTTGCTACTCCACCAAATCCTTTAATAGGAGCACCTTTAGTTCTAATTAATTGTGTACTAAATGTAAAAGATTCTCCATTATAGAAATGTGCTTTTAATACCTTACCTAAAAGTTTAACCCAACCTTCTCTAGTATCTGGTACAATAAAATCTGCACTTTTTTCATCTAATCTTTGAATTTTTACTTTATTCTCATGAACACTTGGTAATTTATCTACATATTCTCGTTGTATGTTAAAACCAACACCAACACCAAGCATTAAACTTTCAAATGTCCAAGTAAATGGTCTTATTGGATTATCAACTACTATACCAGCACAATTTTGTAAACTAGGTAATCCTAATTTATCAACAGTACTTGTACCTAATTGCCACATAAATCTACCAGCTACTGACCATTTTAAAGCCATTCTTGTATTATAATAAAGATTTTTATCTTCTTCTGTAAATTTAACACCTAATTGTTCAACACAAGCTTTTAATTCTCTTTTTACAGTATCTTCAAATTCTTCAGTAGGTGAATTAACATCATCTTCATTTAATCGTCTTGCATATGTTCTTTTATAAGTTATATAACCTATTTCTCCCCAAGGTATTCCTGTTTGTTCTTTATTCATGTATCTCTTGTCTTGTAGTTTGTTGTTCTTCCTGTAATTCTTGCAATGTTTTGTATACTTCATACTCTAAATTAGGTGGATCAAATACCTCTTTAGGCATTATACTCACACTTACATTTAGTTCTTCAGCAATTTGTTTAATCTTGTCTTTTCTTGGAAATATTGTATCATAAATAGTAACTGCACCACTAGTACTATTAACCTTCCTCCCATTTATATTTATTAATATCTGTTTATATTCATTGTCAAACTCACTATATTTACCATCTAAGAACTTATAAAAGTTATCATGATACTTATAGGGTACTTTAAATCTAATAGCAACTTCAGAATCTTCTACAACATAAGAATCATATATTTTATTCTTCTTTAATCTCTCAATAGATTCTTCAATTCCAGGTGTATAATCAATGATTAGTATTAATGCAGGATCTCTGAAATCCCTATCAATATGTACATTAATTAACCTGTTATTAAATTCCTTTCTACAATAGCCTACAGCAGGTAATAGAAATGATGTACAAAATGTATGTTCTATATCACCACTACTAGATACCTTACCAATACTAGTCAAATATTCCCTTCTCTTCACTTATTTCTTTGGTTTTTCCTTTCTTAAATTCAGTTAATTTAGGTAACTGAAAACCTTCATACTTATCAAGTATTTTAATCATCTTATAATTCTTATAGAACTCCTCAATACCTAATTCCTCTCCAAAATGATTGACATATGCTTCCATTACTATTTGATAATAATGTTGTACATATGTGATAGGAACATTTTCATCTCCTATGGAAATTGTATTGGCTAAAAGCTTTTCTACAAATTTCTCACCTTTTCCAGGTATACCTTTAGTGTTATTGTGAGTACCAGTAATCATATCAGACCAAAACTTATATTCTGCTTGTTTTTTAGTGGTAGTTATCCAAGTACCACTTAAATCACTTTTATCTCTCCATTTATAATGTGTACCTTCTAGACCTAAAAGATCTGAATCTATACATACCATAAATGAATCAGGTACTAATAATCTACTAATATTTACAGCATCATCAACTTCAATATCATGAACTTCATTTGCTTTCCAATTTTCAATTAAATAACCTTTAGTAAAATTCCACCATTTAGGTGATTCTTTACTACGATCAGCTTTATAATTTGGATCTATAAGACGTTTATTCTTGACAGTATCCTTACCTTTAATAAAAGCAATATAATTATCACATTTACAATTTCTAAGTATTGTATTCATGATAAATTCTGCACTATCAACTAATTGTTCATCAGTTTTTTCTTCATACACAAATTTACCATCTTTTTTAATAGGTACTCCATAAGTATCAACAACCTTATTAGGATTACCTATTGAAAACATTACTGAATCTAAATCAATAATAGCTGTTTTTTTATTCATTATTTACTAGGTGTTTTAGTTAAATAACCAATTAATGTAGTAATGTTTTTATGTTTAATTACATCATTACCACCTAATCTACCATTAAGGTAGTCTACTGATTTATCTCTAGGTACAGCATTCCAATAACCTGTATAAGGGTTAAAATGTAGATAGTAGCTATAAAGTGCTGTATTTTGTTCTTTTGTCATTTATTTTATATTTTCTAAAGGATAAGCATTTAATATTGATTTATGACAAGCTTCATATCTATATCCTCCTGTGCAAGTACTAATTTTACGTACTTGTGAATTTTGATTAGCTGATTCTAACGCCTTTTGAACATGTAGTTTAGCAAAGTCAATCATTAACTGTTCATGAACATCTAATGAATCACCTTCAACATATTTTCCATTCCAAAAATTTTTATCTATTATTTGTTTAGCTGTTGGTATTTTATTATCACTCATTTTAAAACTGTTTTAATTTATAACAATAAAGACTATCAGTAGCATATCCTATGCTTTCAAGAAATTCAAAATAATCACCACCTTTATAGTTCTTATCCTGCCATTCTTTATAAGCTACAACAGAACATTGCCAATTTCTATACTTATGATAACCTCTAAATCCCCTAAATCCAAATAGGTTATGAGATACTTCAAATAAGTACGATGTAAAATTAGCTGTTTCTAATTTAGCTTGAGCTAATACAATATTAGGAGCTTTAATTTTTAATTCATGCATATATAGAATTAAATTAGCTTCACTAAACGTATCAATTTTTACAGTATCTGCTATTAATGTAGGTTTAGGTTCAATTCTAATTGGTTCTTCACTACTTTGAATTAGTCTAAACATCATAAATACTGATACTATTGCTATTCCTGTTATTCCGATTATTAATTTACTTTCCATAATATTTTTGTTTTATTAAGTTTATAGTTGTTAATACATTTTGTTGGTTATTTGGTTTATATAAAGTTAAATTATAACCATTTTTAACTAGATATTCTTTAAAATATTTCCACTTATTGGCAACTTATTTTTGTTATCTTACAGGCTCTTTATCCTATAATTCTGTAATTTCTTTTGTTATATTTACAGTTCAGACTATATCATCACTTCACAGTGTTGAGCGCTCTTGGATATTTTATATTCTATATTCATAGTTTCAATATCTAGTCGTTGCTCCTTCATTAATCATTTAGATCAATGCTTGGATCAGGATTGTCCACTTCTGGGTTTTCCCTGAGTTCACTCAATTTTATATGGGCTTGCTTCCACCCATCATTAGCATAACCTTTAACTTCAATAATCCATCCTGTTTTATCTTCAGCAATACAAGTAAAGTCTGGTAAATATGTAATACCTCTAATATTAGCAGTCATTGTATCAAAAGTTTTATCCTTTCGTAATTCAATACTCTCATTATTATAAGTAAAAGGTTCCATTAATTGAAATTTAACCTCTTCATATTTAAAATCTTTAAAACCTGCATCAACTAACTTATTATAAGTAAACAGTTCTAGTTTAGATTTAAACTTCAAACCATTTACTTCTAATGAAGTTGCATTTTTAATTTTACCTTTATTCCTCTTTGGCTTCAATACCTTCACAATTATCTTTAATTATTTGAATAACAGCTCTATCAAAATCTACAATGTATGTAGGTTGAGCTTGAAACCTATCTGGTAATTCATTTACAAATATACCATAACAATCTGTTTCATAATCAATCCTATCAGCCACATATTTTAAATTTTCTAGATAAATCTGTATTCCGTTAAGAGTAATAGCATCTATTTTATCATCTGTAAAGTTAGTAATTATAACTCTATCAGTGGGTAAACCTAGCACTACACCCGCAGCAACAATATAAGCACTTATATCATCATTTGATATGATATAAAGTTCATAGGCTGTATTCTTAGATATAGACATTACAAACTGTCTAAAATCTCCTCTAGTCCAATTGTCAGTAACTTCTATTCCTACTTTGATTTTATCCATATATTGCTTCTAATTTATTGTTAATCATTTTTTTTGCTTCATCTAATCCATATAATTTAACAAAATCACTAATATCTTTTTGATCATCTACATAGAAATAGTCAAATCCATATTGATTATTCAATCTTTTAGCACCTTTAATACCTTCTTGATCATTATCATAGTTTACAACTATAGTATTAAATCTTCTAAGTATTTTATCAACTAAATCTTGTTTAAGCTTATTAGTTTCACCTTGAAGTGATATTGCAGGATAACCAATCATATTGTAAACCATACAGTCTTTAAGACTTTTAGTAAGTATGATTATATCTCCTAAATGAGGTAATTGATCAAATCCTTCAATATCATTCTCAGATCCTCCACTAAATAACCATTTTTTTTTCTTTTCAGCTAATGGAAAATAGATTTTATATGAATATTCTCCTTCAAAACAGAATCTATAAGCATATATTGGATTATTCTTACTGTAATTATATGTAATAGTATTACCACCCTTATGAAGGTAAATGGTTTCACATGCACATACATTATATTCATCCAATAATGTTAATGGTATTCCGTAATCATTCCAATATTCATAATCAACTAAACTCCAAGATTTAGGAACTATTTCAATAATACTCTTATTAGCCATTTTAAGCACTTCTGGTGCATTATTAAGTACTAATTGAGGTAATATATCATATTTAATAGAACCTAGCTTAAAATCATTATAAATGATTATTAATGCTTCTCTAAAAGTGCAATTGTATTTCTTTTGTATATAGCTAAAACAATCAAATGTATCACCAGTACCAAAATCTTTATAGATTAATCTATTTTTAGAATTATAGTAGACTCTACAATCTGGATTTCTATCATTATACAATTCTGAGCAAAATCCTCTATTAATTTCAGTAAAATTACCACAATAAGTAGACCATATTTGTTCTTCTGATATTCTACTTAATATATAATCAGTAGTTAAATCAGGTATTGCATCTTTTAAATTAAACATATTTTTATATAAAATAATAGGCTGAATTCCCATTCATTTAACCAGCATCTGCGCCTGTCTGGCACCTATTATTTTAATTATTTATTGATTATAAATTAGAAGGGTAAATCTGAATCACTAGTTGCTGCTGTAGCTGGAACTGCTTCAGTTTGTACTGTACCTTTGTATAACTTAGTATCACGTACTGCATCATATTTCAACTTAGTTTCATCACTAGGTACACGCATTGATTCTGAACCACTTAATTCAGCAATAATTGCACCTTTTGATGTTTGTACACCACTAAATTTACCACGGAATGGTTTACCAACTAATAAAGCTGATACTTTAGTTTGTAATTGTTCAGCACTTGCTACACCACTAATCATACCTGCTGCTTCTTCCAAAGTAACATTATGTGTTGATGCTAAATAAGTCTTTAAATTACGTGCAGTAATAGACCAAGCTGTTGGTTTTTCAGGATTAACTGGTTCACCAGCACCATTTAAATACATTTGTGGTGATTTACCAACTGAACCATCTGCACCAATTGTTGCAAATTGAATGTATTTACTACCTGTGCTAGCTGCACCTAAAGTTACTTCCGTTACTTTAATATTATCATAAATACCAGGACGTTGGTATTGTGATTGTTTACTTTCTGGTGCTGCATCTTTTAAATCAAAACTCATATTCTTATTTCTTTTTTAAATTTATATTATTTTAAATTGTACTTCCTATATTTTATAGGTATATATTAATTATTATATTCGTTTATTTTGTTTATAACATAGTTTAAATCATTAGGAATCTCTAATGAATCAAACATACCTCTTGGTGATTTGGCTGTAGTAGCACCATCAGTTTGAGTAACAAAGTAGTATTCCATACCTTCTTTACCCTTTTTAACTTTAGTGAATAATACAACTGTAAATAAGCCTTCTAATGTAATAACATTATCCACAACTTTACCAATTGTTTTAGCTTTGATTTTACGATCACCCATTGCATCAGTTGATTCATCATCATGATTTATATAAACTACTGTAAGATCATCTCTCAGTTTATTATGTAAATCAGCCACATCATAAATATTTTTACCAATTATAACAAACTTATTAAAGCCTGTTTCAGCAGATCTACGCATATAATCATTAGCTGACATATACTGGAAATCTTCTACAATTAGATGTTTAATATGTGGCATTTTATCAGATACATGTTGCATAATCTTCATGATTGTTGCAGCATCATCTGTACCAATATAATTACCATTTAGATTCTCCTTAGAGAATGGTGTATAATTGGATTTCCACCCCTTAAAAGGAAGTGCTTTGTTTTTAACATTTATAATAAATGTTTGTGCAGGTTCTAAATGTTCCAGAGATGTTGATTTCCCTGATCCACTTGGTCCTACTAGTAATAATCCTTGTCCCACTTGTCTTTTCTTGTTTTAAAATTGTTTGTTAGCAATAAGATTATAAATCTCATCACTCATTTGTTCTTTTGTTGGTAATTCTTTGAACATATTAGTTGCACCATTAAAATATAGATGTACATAGTTATTAGCTAAACCATAATTTCTGTCTTTTAAAAAGATCAATGATCTATACGAATCTTTTAGCTTTGTAATGTTGTATCCTCTATATTCATTAATTTCATATCTTGTAGGTGCAAATAAACCTAATACTAAATCAGCATCACGAGCTAACAATTTATTATCTGCTAAACCATCTAGACTTGGTTCTAACTTCTTTTCAATTGTTTGTCCTCTATGAAACTCTTGTTGTTCTTTAGCAGCAGATTGCTGTTGTATATTAATTACTATACAACCTAATCTTTTACACATTTGCTTTAAACAATATTCTTGTGAGAAATAGTTCATAGCATCATGTAAATTGTTTTGTTGATTAAACTTACCATTAGCATCTGGTACTAATAATGAAACATGATCTGTAATAACAAATACATATTGATCATCATCTTTATACTTAAATTTACCATTTATCACTCCATTTTCAGTTTGAATCTTTTCAAATTCACCTAATTCTGGATCATCAAAATAATCTCTAACTTTCTTATAAATTCCATAAGGATTAAAAGTATTATCAATTACTTCAATATTCTCTTCCATCATGTTTATTTCTTCCTGAACAGATTTAATCTTTTCAAGTAAATCTCTATCTAAGTTAAACTTACCTAGAGATAATAATTCATGTGGTGATAGTACGATATTGTATCTATCAGATAATATGGAACTTAACATACTTAACCAGAATGTTTCTTTATTCTCTTCTAAAGCAAAGTAAAATATCTTTACTTTAACATATGGATTCTTTTTAACAAATTCATATATAGAAGTTACTGTAAAGAATTTAGTAAATTTAGTTTTACCAATACCTGAGCTAGCTGTAAACAGGTTATAAGTACCTTTTACCCAACCTGGAAATCTCTTAGAAAGTCTTTCAAAAGGACATAAAATGGATGTAAAACCATCAGATTCCTTTTTAATAATATTCTTTTCTATGGATTCATATAATTGATTAAATATCTTCACTATGTCCCTCCTCTCTTATCAATTCTACTTTACTAGTTTTAGCATCATGCATATACTCTTCATAATTACCTTGATGTAACCAACTAGCTAAATTCTGCATATAAACCTCAGAACCTAAACGTTGTTTTTCAAGATGATATAAAGTAGCACATTTACATAATAAATCATGCATTTCTATTTTATTACCAACTATTTTCTTGTATAAACTTTTGCATCTTTTTAAATCTAAATGTAATGCTCTACCTTGAGTACCTGCTTTTTTAGGATAGAATTCCCTAAATTTGTTAAATAGTTCATCAATGTTAACTACCTCAAATAAAGTTTTACCTTTACTTGTGATAGTTAACATTTTATAACTAATATTGTCGTCTTTTGTTTGTCTTGTAATTGTCAGTAATTGTCTTTCTTGAAGATCATCAAATATTTCAGTAGGTATCTTTCTGCATTTATTAACATAAGTTACGAGTAGTAATTCTTCCTTATGAAACAAACACCATAATATGAAATATCCTTCCATATTAAGTTGATTTTCTAGTAAAACATCAATGTCTATTTTAAACTTGTTTTCCATTTATCAAATTAAATTTAAATGCTTGAATTGTAATCTAAGATCCTCTTCAATAACACTAACATCTAAACTATAGTATTCTTCTAACTGTTCTAGTGAAACAGTAACATTAAACATATCTTCTAATAAGTTTATAGTATTTTTATAATCATTTGATAATTTAAAAGAACTAGATAATACAGTTAAGTAATAATCTAATTCTTCATTGTTTATTTTTGTAGCACTAACTTCTAATATCATCCAAAGCTATTAATTCTGGTTTATCACTTTTGAAAGGTATTACTATTGGTGTTACAATGTCTGTAACAAAAGGATTCTCTAAATCACAAACAAAAGGTGATGTTAGTTGACTAACAGGAATATTACAATAACATGAATGTGCTGTTAAATATTGCTTATTTAGAGATAAGTAATAATTCATTAATGTACATTTAGTAATATTTAATCCTTTTATTTTAAATTTCCTTGATATTAAAGCTAATCTATTATCCTGTAATAATTTACTAATAGTTTTGAATAAAGATTTAGTAGGATGTAATTGTTGTACAATCATAGCATATTCTTCATAATACTCTTTGTATACATTTCTAGGATGAAAACGATAATCACTATGTAATTCCTCTGTTCTTGTAGTATGAGTAGCTGTGTAACCATCCATTTTAACAGATAAAACATTAAGTAATGCTTTTGAATCATAACTTTCAAATTTATAAGCTCTTGATGATGAACTATTTTTCATAGTAAATATAAAATGAGAGTAATTAAATTCATTAATATCAATTTTATTACCATCTAATTGTAATACATCTTTAGTAGTTCTTTTAGCAATACTACAGTTTTGCAAATTGGTACTACAACCTATTTGTAAAATAGAATTTTTAGTCGTAGTACCCCCAATAAAATTTTCAGTTAATTCACTTCCACCTCTATCCACATAAGTACTCCAAGGTTTATAACCTCTGTGAGAATGAAAATAACCATTATCTTCTACAAAATCACCTAACATTACTAAATCTCTATGTGGATATAAAACACAAATTTTAGATCCTCCTAATACAGGACGCATTGCTTTTTTAAATAAGTCTGTTTCTAAAGTATAGAGATCTATAGCATTAGACATGATATACCTAGCAAAAGCATATGTATCTGAAAAGTTAGGATTTAATTTTTCATATTTTTCTAACTCACTAAACATACCATTATGTACTAAGCAAGGTACAGCTACCTTTGCATCAGTTTGAATAACAGTACTATGTACATGAGATATTACAAAAGGATGAGTATTTTCAGCTGATACTAAACCAGAAGTACCAATTCTATGATGAACTACTAATTCATCACTATCCTTAAGTTCTGCACTATTAAGTGCTGCAATTAAATCATCAAATTTGAAGAATCCTTTACGTACAACTACAGTGTTACCACCATCACGTTTGTACATAAATCCTGATCCATCTTTATTTGAATCCATTCCACGTTTTAGAAAGCCCGTTACTTCTTCACTATATTTTGTCGTACCTTTAGGTAACACACTGATTAGACACATGTTTATATACTTTTAAATGTTAAATCTGAATCTTCAACTATTTCATTATAGTCTGATAATTCATTTTGTTTATTTTTAGCTTCACTATCATAGTTAAACTTAGCACTTCTTAATTCAATATAATCATTAATCTCACGGAACTGCTTAGGATAAGCTAATTCCATAATATGTTGTAATGATATTTCATCATTCAATGCTATTTCTTTACTATAATTCTCAGCATACCACATTAAACCCATATTAATCAAAGTCCAATACTTAACTTTAGTAAAGTTAGTTGTACCTTGATGAATCCTGTTTTCTCTTTTTTGTTATCATATGGACTCTTTATTCCATATTTCAATATATTACTATATTGTTCAGACTATATCTTAAACCTTAGTTTCACAACTAATAGGTTCTTGAGCGCTCGTGGACATATTATCAGGACGGTTTCCTTCAATGTCTAGTCGTTGCACCTTCTTCATAATTATACTATTTAAATCTCCGTATATGAAGCTTGGCTCAATGTTGTCCTCTTTATTTTTATTTTCAGCAATTTTTTTACAAAACCATATAAAATCATTATTAGATAAAGTATTTTTCATTATATTAACAGCTTTATGTACCCATTGTACATTACCTTCTACATAATGACCATTAGAATCGATTCTATCTAAAGAAGCAGATATAATACTAGTATCTAAATGTCTACTTTTACCAGTAGATGTCCATTTAGCATATGATAATAAACTTAAATCAACATTACTTAAAGCACATTTATGATTTTGTTTAACAAACAAATCCCATAAATATTGTTGTGAAACATCAAATATAAGATTACTTTTTCTATTTTTATTTCTTTGCTTAACTTGTGATATGATATTACCATAATATGTTCCTGATAAATCTCCAATAGTAGCACACCCTTTAAATATTTTGTTTTTATTGTTATTTAATGTAGAACATACTTTACAAGTAGGTTCTTTTTTTAAATCTATTACATTATATCGTTTTTCATAAACTTTATTACATTTTGGACATCTTGTAATAACCATCATTCTTTTGGTTGTTTTACCATTTCTCATGGTAATTTCTTTAATTTGCTTACTTATTATTTCCATAAAATATTTTTATACATTAGAATATACTATTAATATAGTGTTTTCTAATGTAATATGCAAATATTTATGTAATTATTTTTAATAAAGATAGGAGTTTCTTTGAATTCACTCAATTTTCATCTATATATTACTATATAGGGCGCCAGATTTCAGTTTAGCGTTTTACTCTTATTTCCACCACCTCTAGTATCAAACATAGCTGGTACAAAGTTAATCCAACAATATCTTGCTGTACTATGATTGTATTGGCATTTAGCTCCTAAAGGATGTTGTGTTTTTTTATTAGCTTTAGAAGATGGTAATTCTCCTGTAGCACATACATAAGTGTAAATTTCTGAGTAGTATTGTTCAATCAATGATTTATACTTATTCGGATCATTGAAATCTGATTCTTTAAATGAAAAATTAAACTTTTTAAGTTTTTTACAATATTCATTGTTTCTTCTAGAAAGAGGCATCATATTAAAGATTTGCTTCTCAATAATCATATGAAGTTTATATAAATAAACAATTAATTCATCAGTAAACAATACACCTCCTGTATGTTGATGCAAACCACACTTCTTATTAACTATACAATACTTTGTTAATGCATTACATAATTTTTTAGTTTGTAGTAAACCTGTATCACCAATAAGTACACCTGTTACATACTCATAACCATACTCTTCACCATCCTCATCTTTTAGAGAACCATCTCTAATAGCTAAATAATTTAAAGTATCATCTAAGTATTGAGGTAATTTACCACTGATAGTTTCCATCTCAATACCATAAGTATATCTCTTACCTTCAGTTTTAATGAAGCTAGGTGATTTGATACCCATTTCATAATCCTTTTTTAAATTAGGTTTAAATGGTGATGGTTTATAAATGTTATTAGCTTTTCTAGCTCTAACTCTCATTCTTTTCTGAGTATCAACATTCCGATCAGCAATTGAATTATGGTACCAGATATTACTACTAATACATTCTGTATAGAATTGTTTAGGTAAAACATTATAATCACTCATAACATGCGCTTTACCATCCCTAATTTCTATAAGGGTATTTCTTTTAACAAAACGTGGATCATAAAAATCTACTTTATTAGTAATATAACCATTATCATCAAAAGTTGCATTAATATTACTACAATCACCTTTAAAAACATATCTTTCAGGTTCAAAATAGTCTAAAGTAATATCTTTATCTGTTTTAAGATAAAATTTACCATTTATACAAGCACAATCTTTAAATTTAGCTTTATTACCATTTCTTAAAGTAACTAATGATTCAGGATCTATAGTAGTTTCTTTTTTAGAAGAAGAATCCATACCTGAATCAAAAGGATTTGTCCAACTTATACCTGAACCACGATCAATAGTTGGTTCACTATTAGTTTGTATTCTTACTGTATCTCTATGAATAGAACCATTAGTTGTACCAAAAAATGAATTTTCAGTAATTCTTCTAAAATCCTCTAACATTTGATTTGATAATCGAACTCTAAATTCATCATCAGGTGGTGTTACTCTTGAAATTACTGGACTATCATCTTCATTTAAACCTAAAGCTTCTTCAGCTGCTAATAATTCTTCATCAGTAATACTATCTTCAAAAGGTTCTTCTTGTGATGATACTGGAGGCCATGGAAGATCATCATCACTTACAATTGTATTATTATTTCTATTTGGCATTTTCTTCTACATTATAAAAATCTAACACTTCTTCTATATGCATATTTAGTGTCATTTTTAATTGTTTATAATTAATTTCTTCATCGTCTGGAATAATTACAGCAGAATTTATAAATTCAATAAGATCATCAGCAGATTTTTTAATACCTTCTAAATCAGCAACAAATTTTGCTTCATTAATAGACATATCATAATATCCTTCATCATCATCTTCTTCAGTTTGTAAATCATCTTCTTCCTCTTCTTCTTGATTAACATTAGAATTGTTAAATTTAGTATCAACATTCTTCATGAATTGATCATAACCTTCACAAAAGTTTAAAGCAAGATTTAATTGTTCAGATTCTTCTTTATTAGCTTGTAAAAATCTAAGTTCTACATCAGTTAATTTCTTTAAAAAAGATTTAGCTAAATCATAATATTCATTTGTTGTTAAATTTATTAATTCTACATAACCATTCATATAGTCTTTAGTGATAAGACAGTTTTCATCTTTAGCAATAATAACTGTGTTAGGATCAGATTTTAATACGATATTACATCTAGATTTAACTGTATCATGAACTGTAAAATAAGCATCCATTCTATTAAAGTAATGAGATGGTACTGTAAAATTAATACCATTATCATCTACAATAGTTACTGTATACTTAGATTTATCAAAACCAATTACTTTATACTCTTTCTTATAAGTTAAATTAGTAAGAAGTTTAACTTGATTCCACTGATCAAATTGTAACATGATACCAATTAACTTATCAGGACTAGGTACATAATTGTTAACATGTACAGGTTTAGGAGGATTATAAGGTTTGTTAACAATACGTTTAGCAGTTCCTTGAATTAAACCATCTACAATTGTATATAGATAATTCTCTTTAAACTCTTTAATATTGATACATCCTATAAGTTCTAATGATTTTTTAATAGATGATATGTAAAGATTACCATCACAGTAACCTTTAAATAAATCTCTATCACCATTCCTAAACACATACATGATTTTAGGATTATCCTTATCATGCATTAACATTGCAGCAGCACCTTCAATTTCAGTTAAAACTTTAAAGTTTTTTTCCTTAGCCATAATACCGCATATAATATGACTATCAACATCATATTTATTCCACTCTAAATTATACTTTCTTAGTAAATCAAAATGATTTTTTAAAGTACCATTATGAGCTAATACAACATTATCCTCATTAAAAGGGTGTGCATTTTTATCAGTATTAACACCAATAGTTTTAGCTCTAACATGAGCTATAAGAAGATTATCTTCTTCAAATGGTGTATCTACTAAGAAATCTGTAGCTGGTTTTGCAAATTTAACTAAACCATTTTTTGGAGTATAAATTCCAGTTGCATCTTTACCTCTTTCAAAAGAGTTCCAAAGCATTAATAAATTGATTTTCTCTTTATCAAAGTTTGTTTTTCCACTAAAACCTATAAGTCCGCAATAGAGTCTATTTGTTTTTTGTTTATTTACTATAGACATCATCATGTTCCATATAGCAATTAATAATAAAATGTTTATTATCGTCATGTTTTTTAATTTAATTGTTTATTATTAATTTTAACTAGCTACTGTTTCATTATCATCAGGTAATGAATCAAAATATTTAATCAACTCCGACATATAGCTCATCTATTTTTTTAGTTAATACTGGCATATCAATATTATAATCACTTATAATTTCCTGTGCTAATGATTTGTCACATGTGTTAATTGCTTTTTGTACTTCATCAGGATTAGTAACTTCACCACCAATATTCAAATATTCAATTGCTTTAATTGTATTTGTAAATACCCATTTGATTAATACTTCATCATGAATCCAGAAATTACTTAATGTTCTGTATTCCATACCAAAAGGTTTGAAACGCATTGCACCAGCTTTACCATATAATGAACGTCGTTCAGTATCATCATCTAAAAGCACAGAAGGTACTCCTAAGAATAAATCCAATGTTTTAGCAATTTCAATAGATGTACTTTCACTAGGACTGTTATATCCTACATGTACATGTCCACCTACAGCACGTAAGTTACTTGTATAACCTTGTGGGTTATTGTATTCTAATTTCCAAGCATTTAAATCTGGTGTACAACCAATTTCATTAGCTTGTTTAGACTTTAACTCTTCATGTGTAAATAAAGCACTAGCTTTAGTTGATAGAATCAATTTATTTGGTCCTGTTACAGTATCACGTAAATAATTAAGTACAAAATTAATATGATAACTGAAATCATCAGCAGTTACACATGGTGGGATATTAAATTCAGCAGCTACACCATCTTCTTGAATGAAATGTCCTTTATCAGTAATAGGTGTTGGAGCATCTTTAGTACCACCAATCAATCCCACAACTGATTTAAATTTATTTTCTAATTCAGAGTATAATAAAATTTCAGGATCACTCCCAATTGAAATTTTCTCCATGTTAAATGCTCCTGTTAAGTTTTTTTGTAGTTTATTCATTTTATATTATTTATTTAGTTTTTAATTTGTTTCTTCAATAGCCTCAACAGCTACTTTTAATTCTCTATTTGTATAATAACTTGTTAAATCTTTAATCCATACTGCAATATTACTATGCGATCTTTTATTAGCACCTCTAAATACTTCTTTAGCACCAATATCATTCATAATTTTCTGATTAGCTTTTAATACTTCTTGATTAATTGAATCAGTATACATCATAAATGAATACCCTGCTACTCTAGCAATATCTTCTTTAATAGCATGTAATATTGTACCAATACCTAAATTACGATATTTATTAATTACATGAGTATTAGTTGATACTAATATACCACAATTGTTAAACATTTCTTCTAAATAGAAATGAAATACTAAACAATTTATATGTACTGATAATATATAAGGATAATTATTATAAGTTTCATCAAAATTTATATTAATATTTTCACTATTAATTGAAGCATCTATTTTATTATTTGTTAAAATAGTATTAATTGCTGGACAATAAAATTCTAATACTTTTTTAATAGCAGTTTTTTCTTCATCATCTATAAATAAATCTCTTAATTCAGATAATTCATCATTAGATAATCTAATTATATCATTGTATTTCATTATCTGCTTAATAGTCTAATAAGTTCTTGATTATACTTTTCAGCAGTTATAAGGCCAAACGATGGAGCTGAACAACTTTCACAAATAATCCACTCAGGATTAGCTTTACTAGTTCCTTGTACCATTACATCAAATGCACATATGTCTAAACCTAAAGCATTTTTAGCTTTAATACAATCTGCTACAATTAAGTTCCAAGTACTAGGCTTTTTAAAAGCTTCATTTGTTTCTAAAATCCAAGTACATACATCATCATGACGTTGCCAAGTACCTTCTGGTGCATCATTTTTAACTAACTTACGACAAGTATAGAAACAACCATCATTAGTTACATGTAAACGATACTCTTTAGAATATGTATAGAACTTCTCAAAGATGTAATTACTAAGTGTTTTACCTCTCATCCAAGCTTCTAATTCTTGTTGATTATTTAACTTAGTATTACCCTCACCACGTGAACCATAATGTGATTTAGCTACAATAGGATATGGTAAATTACTAATATTAATTGGTGAATTGTCAGATTGTTTAACAAATATTTGTGCAGCACTAAAAATAAACCAATCAGCAGTCTTAACTTGTGCTCTAGTAAAACATTGTTTCATCAACAATTTACTAGAACTATTCTTAACACCTTGAATGCTGTTTATTTCTCTTACACGAGCTAATTGCTCACTTGTTTTACGTGGATAAGCTTCTTGTAAGGTTTTAGTACTACCTAGTCTTATAAGTACTCTAAATGGGAAATTAGGTAGTGTTCTACGTAATGATGCATGCGAAGGATGTCTAGAATTCACAAAAGGTTTAAAAGTAGTCTGTACTCTTTTAATAGCTGCTTTCTTAGGAGCTAATTTCTTTTTTAATAATGTACTCATATTTTTTTAAGTTGTTTAATTTTACATTCAAATTGTTTATTACTGTTCTTATCAACTACTAATGCAATAGTATTTTTATCATAAACTCCTAATCTAGGGTTATGAACTTGATGTCTATTAAAAAGTTTAACTACTTTAACAGTAGAACCTTTTTGTACAGGTGTAATTTTATTATTTACTAATTTACATTCATCTTGTGCTTTAATAGTACGATCTTTAGGTGCTACATAATTATTAATAGTAGGTAATACTAAGTTAATATCATCTAATAAGAATTTTAAATTTAAAGTACCATCATTTAATTCAACTATATGATAAAAAGTTCCTTCTTTATCATAATTAAATTTAACACTAGTAATTTTAAATACTTTTTTCTTACCTTTATCATCAATTGCATCAAACATAGCTTTTTTACGAGTTTTATGTCCAAATAATTCAACTGATTTTTCATATGATTTAACAGTAGCTTTACTCCAATTAAGAATTATTTCTTTTAAATGCTTTTCATTATTAGCCACTTTAGATGTTCCTAAAATATTATTAATTTTCTTAGAAACTTTAGTTTTACCATCATATGTTACTAATATTTTATCAGATATTTTAAATCCATATTCTTTTTGTATACCATAATAACCATCATTAGTATATGATAACATAACTACAGGATATTTATAGCCTTCAAATATATTAGGTAAATCTAAATGTCCTTCAATTTTCTTAGTTTTAGTTTCAATAACTCTATTGGTTACACCAAATCTTTCCATTAAAATATCATTATCTGGTATATACAAAGTTGAACTAATATATTGTCTATCCTCAATCATTCTTACAAGAAAAGTAGCTCTAAAAATTCTACCATATCTCATCCATGTTAAAGGATTATCAACAAACATATCAATTGTTATTGAAATATCAGAACTTCTTCTGTCTTTATCTCCACGTAAAATATAATGACCACGTATAATTCCTTCTTGAATATCTTCTGGTGAAGTTTGAACTTTAAATAATTCTTGATTTGTTCCAGAACTATCAGATTGTGTAGAAAATAAATACATTCCATTATAGATTATATTTGTAATATTTGTTTCATCAGTTTCTTCACTTTCAATGTAAGACTCTAAAAACATATCTGTTGAATATAGATTTTCAAGATCTCTATCAATAGTATATGTACCATTTTCTAGAATCCCACGAATTCTTACTATCATACCTTGAACATCTAACATACGATTATTACCAATACCAGCTCTTAATCTTGTACCACCATTTAATCTATTTAAATTTTCTTGTAATACTAAATTAGGTAATATTGTAACAAAATCTCCTATATTATATGTTATATCTCTGTAATTTTCTCTTAATCTCATTTTAAAATAATGTTAATT